ACAACAGCAACAAAGAGTTCGGATAGCAAGGTTCTATTCCTGGTGGACGATATGGAGAGTAGTGATGCTCTTCTTGACTTTTTGAATGCAACATCTATCAAGTTAAGGGTAAATGAGGAGTATTGCGAGACTGAGTACTATCAATTCAATATGAGTGGATCAACGTCTGCATATAAATTTATTAAGAACTAACGTTTTGCAACTTGGCTTAGTGCCGAATAAACAGATAAACTAATTTAATAAAGATAAGATTATGAGTACAGAAAATGATTGTGAAGAACACAAAGATAAGGCATTGAGCCAAATTGCTGTTAGCAAACGTTTATATTTAAATGATATTTCTATTGAACTTTATTCAAATGATACTGATGAAGATTACAGAATAGATATTAATATTTCTAATAGGAACGGAGAAGCGATTTTAAATAAAGAACAAGCCATTATGTTATACAATTATTTAGGTGCTTCGTTAAATGTTTGTTAACGGCTGCGTGTATAAGCAGTTGCGGACTTTAACCACAAAACTTAATTAGAAGTAGAAATGATGAATATACAAGGAACTTTATTTGAAACACCGAACCCGCAATTGCTTATACACGATGTTATGTGTAGTTGCGGTTTTACAGACGAAAGCCCAAAAGTTCTTTTTTTTGTGCGTGAGGTTGATTACAAAACAGCTACCAAAATAGTAATTGAAAACCACTATTTACATAGGCAAGCACCTTGTTCAAAAGCATACGGACTATTTTGTAAGCAATGCAATAATATTATCGGTGTTGTGATGTATGGAGTAAGTTGCAGCAGCACATTGCTAAAAGGAATTTGTGGCAAAGAAGAACAAAGCAACGTTTATGAATTGACAAGACTTTGGATAAAAGATGGAACGCCAAAGAACACCGAAAGTTTTTTAATTGGAAACACATTAAAGTTGCTGGATAAAGAGATAATAGTTTCGTTTGCGGAGATACAGCAAGGGCATAACGGAACTATTTACCAAGCCACAAATTTCTTTTATTGCGGACTGAGTGCCAAATTTAAAGACCCAAAGGTAAAAGGGCTGGAACACCAACACCATGCAACTTACGCAAACAGAATGACTATGCAACAGGTAAGGGATAAATACGGAGATGAAAACGTTTACTATGTTGATAGACCGAGAAAGCACCGATACATTTATTTTAATGCGAAGGGCAGGAGAAAAAAAGAACTTTTGGGACTATTGAAATACGAAATTTTACCTTACCCGAAAACTTCAATAGTAGCAGAGTGATAGCAATTACACATAACGACTTAGTGCTACCCGATGGGCGTTATTGAGTGTGAACGTTCAAAGCCTATTGGGTAACACTTGTTATATGTAGTAGCGACCTTTTAAGATAAATTTAAATAGAAGTAAAAATGGAAAAAGAAATAAAAAAGAGCGAAGGGAAAGAGAAAATAATTTGTTGGTGGTCTGGTGGTATTACATCAGCTGTAGCTTGTAAACTTGCAATTGATATTTACGGAGTAGATAATTGTAGAGTAATTATGATTGACACCAAAAACGAACATCCAGATACTTACAGATTTAAAAATGATTGTGAAAAATGGTATGGATTACAAATCGAAATAATTACAGGTATAGGAGAAAAGTATGGTAATATTTTTGATGTATGGAGAAAACATAAGTCATTAAATACTGCTACTGGAGCTATATGTTCTACTAATCTAAAACGTTTAGTTAGAGAGAAGTGGGAAAAAACAAATGAATTTAAACATCAAGTTTTTGGCTTTGAATTTGACAAAAAAGAATTTAATAGAGCTTTATCAATGAAGTTAAATCATGGTAAAAGAACTAAAGCTATTTATCCTCTTTTATTTTTAGGATATGACAAAAAAGACTGTATCGAATTAGTTGAACAAGCAGGTATTGAAATTCCTACAATGTATAAATTAGGATTTCAGAATAATAATTGTTTTGGCACTGGTTGTGTTCAAGGAGGTATAGGTTATTGGCAAAAAATGAAACGTGATTTTCCTAACAAATTTGAAGTTATGGCAGACTTAGAGCATGAATTAACTGAATTGAAAGGAGAGCCTGTAACAATGCTAAAAAATCAATCTAATGAAGCTAAAGAAAAAATGAAGATTGATAAAAAAAGTAATTTGGTTTTTTTGAAATTTAATCCTAATTATCCAAATAATAAAACAATTGATGATATGCCACAATGCAAAGTAGAACCTTTGTTTGAATGTAATGGAATGTGTGGAATAAACGATTTATCTGAAAGAAATCAAACTGAATTAGATTTGAATTTTGATGAAGATTAAAAAGTGCGATGGCTTTTTATTTCTTTTTCCATCGATAAATGTTAAAAGGATTGAGAGTATAAGCTATTACATATAACTAGATACTATGCGCTATATGTCGCATAAAAACAAATAAATGATGTATACCCGATATGAATGAATTACAAAAAGAAATAGAGCAATTATTATTTGGATATATTGGCATTTCAAATCATGATAAGATTAAAGAAATTTCAAGATATTGTGAATATGTAATCAATAATTCTAAAATTTTAGAAAAACAAATTGACGATTTAGCAAAATTAAAAGCTGAGCAACATATTGAAATAGTAATAAGTAAAATTTATTTATTAGAAAAAAGATCACATTAAATAAAATAAAAAAATGAACGTAAAAATTAAATTAAAAGACACAACAACACCTATTTATTATGAGGGAGTTTTAAGCCATTTCTTGGAGGGAAATACATTAGCTTTATTATTTGAAGATAATATAGTTAGAAATTTCCCATTGATTCATATATGGTATTACGAAACGCAACAAGATAGGTTTAGAACAAAGACGCCATCTGAAACGATAAGTAAATTGTGAGAAAGTATTTTAGGAATTACAAAAGTCAGGGAAAGTATTATATCGCTTTGAAGTATCATTCAGCCAGGATGATGCACCGAGAAGGTAAGACTTTAAAACAAATAGCTAGGGCGATATGCTCAACAAAGTCATCAACCTTAGCTTTGTTATCTAATTACATAGAGCAAGATTGGTATGAAGACTTTATTGAAATGAATTATGATAGGATGGTAAATGGTTTTATATACCCTAAGTCAGTATTAAAAGGATTTAAAAGAGAAACAAAATGGATAGAGTTATCGTTAGAATCAATCATCCCAACAATAGAAATCGGGGATGGTATTCAGAGCACGCCGGATGCTCATTTGAAGTGAAGGAATTCAATAACAGACAATGGAAAGTTATTGATGGATATGGAGTCATCATGAAGGATGATTGTGAAATTGTCCGACCTGAGTTATCGGAATTAATACTTGAGGTATTGGACTCAAGCGAAGAAAACAAACTAGAGAAAATAAGGGAATTATGCGAGCATGGGAAGAATTAAAGAATGACAGGCAGGCTATTATCTGTGAAGACTTAAATACAGAATGGTTTATTGATATGGGGGTGATGATTACCAGGTTCAAGAAGGATGGTAGCTTTTTAATCCAAAACACAATGACTAACAATGAATACTTTGATGAGATTAGCCCAAGTCAGTACGATAAATTCAAAATGTATGGATGGGAGATTGGTTGCTTGAATTTAAACATTGATGTAAATAATGAGACGATTGAAAGGTATACAAACAAGTTAAGGCATGACATTAATCAAGATGTGAGAGTCATACTTGAAGATAGATTAGAAAAAGTTTTAAACAAAAATCAATATTATATCGACAGATTAGAAAAGTTGATGTAATTTAGGAGTCCGAAATTAAATTAAAATAAAATGGCAAATTGGAGAACACGTTTCGCAAAAGACGAAAAAACTATCGGATCATGGGATCTTGATAATGGTAAAGGTGGATACAATTCAGTAATTGTACATATCGAAAGATTCTTTGAAGCTGAGTTCGTATCTCAGATGGGTAAAGAAACTAAAACTTATGCTAAGTTGAGAGAGTTTAAGAAAGAAATGATCGTAAACAAAACGAATTTCAAGCGACTGTCTCAATTCTTTGAAAGCATGGATGATTCTGACTACATTGGAAAACCAATCGTACTAGGAGTAGAGAAAGCTCCAGATCCGCAAGGTGGTAAAGGTGCAAAGGTAGATGCGCTAAGATTTAGCTCGCGTCCATTACCGGTACAACAACCTGCAAAACCACCGATTGATGATGAGAATTTCCCGAAAGCGATTGCATCTGTTAAGTCAGGAGCGATGACGGTAGAGAAGTTGAAAGAGACAAGAAGTTTAACAGCAGACCAAATAAAACAGCTAGATGAAATTCAGAAGTAGTTCTTGCGCTCCATTGTTCACCGGAACAGATGGGCTAACAGTAGCGCAAAAGAGAGATTTAGATGACTTACTATCTAAAATTAAATTAACAGAGATTCAAGCAAATAAAAGAGACGAACTAATTCGCAAACGTGATGCTGATATTGAACTACCTCAAGGTGCAAAGTCATTGATTGAAGAGTTAGTAGATCAGGAAGTTTATAAGTACAAGACTTCATTCTCAAGCAAGGAGACTGAGAAAGGAACTCAGGTAGAAGATGAATCAATTGCAGTTTACAATCGATTATTCTTTACTGACTATCAAAAGTTAGTTGAAGGTGACGAGCATTATGAAGTGAGTGACGAGTATTCTACAGGACATCCAGATATTATCTCCATTAGCGAGAAAAAAGTAATTGATATTAAGAGTTCATTTACTAAGAAAAGTTTCCCTAAATTCCCTGAAGACGGTAAAAACACTACTTACGAGTGGCAGGTAAAAGATTACCTTAGAAAGCTTGGATGGAGACATGGTGAGATTGCTTATGTACTAGCAAATACTCCAGAAGAAATAGTTGGAGATTGGGACGAACCTTCACTTCATTATATGGATGACATCGAGGACAGATTAAGAGTTACAGTTATTCCAATCGAACTAACAGATGAAGACATCAAGTTCATGGAAGGAAGATACAAAGCGGCTTATCGATACGCAGAAGAATATAAATTAAAATTAACAAATAAAAACAAATAGTTATGAGTAGTAAATTAAATGGAGTAGTGTACTCAGTAGGAGCAACACAAAATGTAAGTGAAAAATTTTCTAAGAGAGAAATTATAATTGTAGATGAGTCAGGTAAATACCCTCAACATATTGCAATACAATTTACGCAAGATAAATGCAATGACTTAAATGGAATTGCACCAGGGCAAGAAGTTGAAGTGTCATATAATTTAACTGGAAAATTATGGTTAGACCCTAAAACAGGAATTGAAAAATGTTTCAACACGCTTAACGGTTGGAAAATCGAAGCAATTGGTAGTGCACCTATTGCACCACAGGTAATACCAGCACCTACTGCAGTTGATGGAGAAGATATTTTACCATTTTAACAATTACATCTAGGATAGACTAGAGGAGATCGGATAATGGTGGTTGGTCCACCTTTCTTTTATGAGTTCGAATCTCAGTCCGATCACAATTTTTTTAAATCAAATTACTTATGGAAATTACTTATTTTAAATCAGTAAATGATACTGGAATGCCTTACCATGTTCCTATAGAGACAGCTATAGAAAGAATAAGGACAGGTAAATCAAAAAATATCGTAGAGAATGTTCGTAAGGAGCTAGATAAAACAAAACGTAATGTCGTTAAGAAGCAACTACCAGCTATCTGTTTCTCAGGTAAATTCTCTCAACGAAATGATAATTCATTAATACAGCATTCTGGTTTAATATGCCTTGACTTTGATGGGTATATTGACGAATGGGATATGTTAGAAGCTAGGAAGAAATACATTAATGATAAGTATTCGTTCTGTGTATTTACATCACCATCTGGAGATGGACTAAAGGTGATTGTGAAGATTCCTGCAGATGAGAAGAACCACAAGAACTACTTTGCATCATTACAGAAGTATTATAATTGCCCTGAGTTTGATGTAACATCTAAAAACCTATCAAGAGTTTGTTACGAATCATACGACGCTGACATTTACGTTAATAAAGACTCAGCACTTTTTGATACAGTAATAGTCGAAGAGCATCAATCGTTCAATAAGAATACAAGTCGTAAGACAATAAAACTTAGTGATCAGAATGAAGTTATTAGACGTTTGAATGTTTGGTGGGAAAGTAATTTTGGCTTAGTTCCAGGCGCAAGGAATAATAATACATTCGTACTTGCAGCTGCTTACAATGAATATGGAGTAGATAAGTTTGAAGCACTATCTTCATTATCAGAGTTAGCTTCAGATGACTTTCCACTATCAGAAATTAAGGTATGCTTAGAATCCGCATATAAGAACTTTGATGCGTTCGGAAGCAAGTTCTTTGAAGACAAAGAAAAGACAGACGCTATCAAGTCATTAGTGACAAAAGGAGTACCTGCTGAGGAAGTTATTAAGATACACGAGAACTTACCTTCGGATATTGTTAAGTCAGTTATCGAGAATGCAGAGTCAGAAAATGTAGATTCATTTTGGTCCAAGAATAGTAAAGGAGCAATACAACATATCAATCACCTTTATAAGAACTTTTTGGAAGCGAATGGTATTTACAAGTACTACTCACCTGGAAGTAAAAATTCTGTATTCGTAAAGCTCCAAAACAGCACTATGAAGAATTATTACGAGGAAACGATTAAAGATTATGTGTTAAATTACCTACTAGATAAGGAAGACTTGAGCATTTACAATTACTTTGCAGATAAGACTAAACTATTTAAGGAAGACCATTTGTCATTCCTAGGTAAAATTGAGCCAATGATAATGAGGGATACATCAACAGAAGCTTATTTATACTACAGAAATTGTGCACTTAAGATAACAGCAGACAAGATTGAGGTTATTGACTACCTTAACATCGATGGTACAATATGGGATACACAGAAGATTGATCGTGATTTTGAAATAACTGACTATCATGATTGTGAATTTTCAAAGTTCCTATCAAACATATCAAACGATGAAGCACCAAGGATAATGTCAATGAGAAGTACGTTGGGATATATGACACACGCATACAAGCCAAAGTCATTCAGTCCAGCTGTAATTCTTAATGACGAACTTATATCAGATAATCCTGAAGGCGGTACAGGTAAGGGTATTTATATTCACGCAATATCTTGTATCAGACCAACTGTTATATTGGATGGCAAGATGTTCAGTTTTTCTAAATCGTTTGCTTATCAACGAGTTCAGCACTCAACTCAGGTGTTAGTTTGGGATGATGTTTCGAAGAATTTTGAGTTTGAGAAGTTATTCTCCGTAATTACTGAGGGGATTACACTAGAGAAGAAAAATAAGGATGAGATTCACATACCATTCGAGAACTCACCTAAGATTATTATCAGTACCAACTATGCAATCAAGGGTACAGGTAACTCATTTGAAAGACGAAAGTGGGAATTAGAGTTCGCTCAGTATTACAACAAGAATTATACACCTAGAGATGAGTTCGGACATGATTTGTTCTCAGATTGGGATATAGACGAATGGATGAAATTTGACAACTACATGGTAGCTAACATCCAATTATACTTAAAGAATGGACTAATGAAATCAGACTTTAAAAACCTTAATGAAAGAAAGTTCATTGCTGGAACGTCACATGAGTTTTACGATTGGGCGAAAGATCCGGACAATAAACAGACTAAACTAGGGTATTGCTACACAGCACAAGATATGTATAATTCATTTACTGAAGACAATCCTGACTTCGGTAGATATGGTAAATACACATTACCATTGGTACGATTCACGAAATGGTTAGATTCCTGGGGTGAATTTAGATACGGACAAAAGCCTGACAACTGTAAAGCAGGCGTAAAGAAAGGTATAACATTTAATAGACCAACAAATGAACAACTTACAATACAAGAGGGAGGACAAATATAGGATATGCTTAAGATGTAAAGGCAAATTTCCAAACACAGCTGACTTCTTTTACGTTGATAAATCTAAAGGATTAGACTCTAAGGGTATATACGCATTATACCCTAGATGTTTTGTAAATAAATGTCAAACAAAATATAAAAGAGAGCAAGAAAGACAAAGAGTCGCAAAGCAACAAAGAGAAAGAGAGATGAAGTATGGATTTAACAACACATATAAAAACTATTCTCAAATGATCGCCATTATCGGAGCTAAAGAAGAACCATATTTCACTACAGAAGAAGATATGATATATAAAGCCCCTAGTTATGAAGAAATTTTAAAAGAGTATAAGTTATGAATGGAACACTATATAGTTTAGATAATGGGTATATGTTAATAGTTGATAAAATCGTTTTAGCAACCTGTGATGATGGATTATCTAAAAAAAATTGTGACTCTATATTTGGAGTTGTTGATGTTGAGGAGCTGGCTGACGAGTATTCTGACAAGAAGTATGGAGGAGGTCAATCTCCTTCCTATTTTAGTGGATTTTCAGATGGATTCAACAAAGCCTTAGAACTACAAAAAGACAAGTTGTTTACTATTGAAGACATGAGGCAAGCTTATGATGATGGCATGAATAATATAGATGCAGATGGATGTATAATTGATATCCCTGACGAGGATTTTATTGATACGTTAAGGTGTATACGACAACGAGGAGAAATAGAAGTTGAGATAGTTACTCGACCATATACAGATGTGCATGAAGGTTTCGAATTAGAGACTAAAAGAGAATACAAACTTGATGAAAACGGATATTTAATACTTAAAAAGAAATAGTTATGGAATTTAAAGGGACAAAAGGAAATTGGAAACCTTCAAAACAAAGAGGTCAAAAAGGGAGTTGTATTTTAGCCCAAGTTTTTTGCGATGAAGAATATTTATTATCATTTAAAGCTACAGAAATACAAGAAGAGGCTTCTTATAATGCTCTATTAGTGTCAAAAGCTCCCGAAATGCTTGAAATGTTAAAACAAATTGACGATGAAGGTTATGATTTCTGTGATTGGGGCGGTTTAGATAAGCTAATCAAAGAAGCAACTGAATTATAAATTATATGCAATAAAGTATAATTTATAAATAATAGTCAATATTATATGCAAATAGATATGAAAAAGTGTTTTTATTGTAAAAGAAAACTACCTTTGATTTTATTTAACACGAATAATTGCACATATCAAGTCAAAGCAGACTTAGGAAAAACCGTTTCATGCAGGATATGTTCGATTAAACGAGCTATAAAGCAAAATGGATATATGACTAAGGTAGACAACAAGTTCGTGTTCGTACAAGCGAATAAATGGGAAATAATTAAAAAATATTTAATATGCAACAACTAATAAACAAAAATTTAGAAGAGATCAAGCACAATAACACTGAAAAGTCTTACAGACAGATTATTGATGTAATAGATATGAATGCGATTTACTTCGCTACCTGGTTAGATTTGCTTCTTGAAACAGACACAGAATGGTTCAAACATAACTCAGTATCATCAACGTACATTCTATTCAAAGCGTGGCAATTAAAAGATCCTAACGATGTCGAGTAAGGAAGTTTTATCTCTAAGAGATTACCAGGTAGATTGCGCTAATAAAGGAATTGAGATATTAAAGGATAAAAAAATAATATATTACTCAATTCAAGTACGATGCGGAAAGACATTAATATCTTTAGAAACTTGTAAGCTATATGGTGCAAAAAGAGTACTGTTCTTAACAAAGAAGAAAGCAATAGGAAGTATAGTTAGTGATTACAATAATTTTGGATACTCAGATAAATTTGAGTTAGTTGTAATAAATAATGAGTCACTTCATAAAACTATTGACAATGACTTTGATGTAATTATACAAGATGAAGCTCATCGATTAGGTGGATTTCCTAAGCCTTCTAAAATAACTATTGACTTAAGAACAAGATTCAAGTCAAAACCTTTAATCTTTCTGTCTGGAACAATGAGCCCAGAATCATTCTCTCAATTATATCATCAATTCTTTGTATCCGACTACAGTCCATGGAAAGAGTATTCAAATTTCTACAAATGGAGTAAGCAATACATTAATGTAAAACAAAAGAGAATAGGTTCTTTTATGTGTAATGATTATAGCGAAGGCATAGAAGACAAGATAATGAAAGATATTATTAGCTACATTGTAACATTTACTCAAGAGCAATCAGGATTTCAGTCTAAGATTACTGAAAGAGTTTTATATGTTAAGATGAAGTCAGTTACGCATAAGATAGCTGATACATTACTAAGAGATAGAGTATTTGAAGGCACAAAAGATATTATACTTGCTGATACCGCACCGAAGCTAATGCAAAAGCTACATCAAATTTATTCAGGAACAGTAAAGTTAGAGAGTGGAAATTCAGTAATACTAGATACAAGTAAAGCTGAGTTTATAAAAGAATACTTTAAAGGTTTAAAAATTGCTATCATTTATATATTCCAAAAAGAACTCGATCTGATAACTCAAGTATTCGGTGCTGACAATGTAACAAATAATTTAGATGAATTTAATTCTACAGATAAACATTTCGTTGGTCAAGTTGTAAGCTCAAGGGAAGGAATATCGCTTTATAAAGCTGACGCTCTTGTACTTTATAACTTGCAGCACAGTAATGTTAGTTACTTACAAGTAAGAGATCGATTAACATTAAAAGATAGAGCTGAAAATAATGTATATTTGATATTTGCTGAGGGAGGAATTGAAGATAAAATTTACAAAGTAGTTAAATCAAAAGGAAAGTATACAAGTAATATATTCAAAAAAGATTATGCAATTAGATAGCTTCATCAAACAATTCGGACTAAAGCAAACTACATTAGAAATATCTAAATATGAGGTTGTTAATAATATGATTGTGATAAAAGAGATAAAAGTCTTGGATGATGAAAACAATTTTCTTAGATTTGCTGACTTAAATAAAGTGTTACCCTATTTAAAATATGCCAATGTTAAATTCAGTTAAAAAGTGGTTCTTGAATAAGTTCTGTAGATGCAAGTCATTGTATGTAGATATGAGCAACAAAGATTACAACCAATGGACTCTAAGATGTTCAAAATGTCAAAAGCCATATTAATATGTTAGAAAGTAAAATTCAAGCAAAATTAATTAAAGAATTAGAGGCTAAAAATTACTATGTGATCAAACTATCGGTTACCAATAAACCCGGTATCATGGATATAATTGCCCTTCCAAAAGGATGCAACGCAGAGTTCTATGAGGTTAAGCAAAAAGATAAGAAACCTCGTCCCTTGCAGTTATTTAGAGCGAAAGAAATAAACGAAGGCGGATACGGAACAGTGTATCTGCATGATGGAAAAACAATTAAAATTTAATAAAATGAAAGTAAGAGTATTGAACGATTTAAAAATAATGCAAACTAAGCCAGCAGGATACGTTAAATTAAAAAGATTTGACATAATAGAAGCTGAATATAATGGTAAAGGCAGTTTTCTATGTGACAACATATTAGTGGAAAAGAAATATTTTACGCATATAGTAGAGTTTGAATTACCAAACGATTGGTATACAACTATTCCTGATTTGGAAAAGATTAAAATTCCTGAGAACATACCGCATACCCCAAGGTTAATTATTGAGAACTTCATGAATTGGTATAATTATATAAATGATGACATTGATGTATTATATGTTCACGCATGGGAAGCTTACGGAGTAAAGAATGGAAGAAGAGAGGTTACTGATTTTCTATCAGAATTTACTACAGCAGAAATTAAATTTATAGACTTCTTTGATATTTATTATTTTAGAGTTTTGCCTTGGCTTGTTAGATTAAATAGTATTGGATTAACACCAGGTCAAATAATTGAATCTCGCTACACGAAAGAAGAAACTAAAGTAGTTGAGATGTATCCAAATCAACAAGAAGTACATCCTCCAAACGATAGCATCCTACTTGAAGCGGACAACATACTTAACGGTGATAGAAACGAACAGTATAATGATCCAAACGAATCATTTAAAGTTTATGCAGACATCCTTAAATCAGCGTTCAATCTGGAATTAACTCCGGTAGAAATTTGTAAAGTACAGATGGCTATTAAGCTAGGTAGATTAAGATACAAACACAAACGTGACTCATTAGTTGATCTTTGTGGTTACGCAGAAATACTAAATAGACTTGAAGATAATAATAACGATAATAATTAGTATAGTATTTTACTGTTATACATTTTTAAAAAAAGCACAAGAATATGACAAAGCCAACAACAGTTCAGAAATTTCTAGCTCTATGCAGTCTACTCCCAAAGTTAGCAGATTACATTGAAGAGCTACAAGACGCAAATATGTTTAAGCAAAACCTTAAGAGAGAAGCTAATAACTTCATTAAATCAATTAGGGCAACAGATAATCGTTTCTTTTGGAGAGATGGATTTGAAGACGATCTTACAGAAGAAGAATTTCAAGAACGTATAGCAGGCGTTGGAGACCAACAATGGACTACAGGACTTGCATTTGATAATTGGGTAGCAACAGAATTTTTTAAATTAAAAGATGGAGAAGCTCTACATAGCTCGGGTAAAGTTTTATATAACTCGACAGCAGAAAAT